TTATTCAAACAGCTTGTATTCGCTAAAAGTGATCACTTCCTTTCCAACAATAGCATTAATTTCTTTTAGCCGCTCTTGTAGCGGGATAATCTCATTGACAAAAAACACTTTGGTCGCTTTTTCCACATCGCCAAAACCGCCGGTATTGTTGGGAATAATCCCCATTAATTGAGGTGGCACTCGGTGGGCGGCTAACACATCATCACGGCTAGCATTTTTGATATTTAAAAACTCATCCTTTGCGACTGCATCGGAAAGCGGAATCACTTGCAAGCCGTCTTTCTTACCATGGGGGATATTGATAAACAAATTCTTAAAATTACCCGAGCCTTTGGTTTGGCGGATTTGTTCTTTAATAGCGGCAATATCGTCTTTGTTTTGTGTAGGATCCGTTAAATAAATTATCGACCCGGCATGTGCCCCATTCAGATAATATTTACGGCGGAACAATGTTGCACTCTCATTTAAAAATGCCGATTGTAACGCAGCTAAATATTCCGGTACACCATAAATTTCTTGATTGATGTCGGGATTAACCAAATTAAACACCGAACCTTTTGCAAACTCGTGCTCATCAAAGCCGTTCACCACTTGATAAAATACGCCCTGCTCCACGCCAACTCGCATATATTTTGCCAATGGCACATTTAATGCCATCACATTGCTAAAACGATTACGTTTGACTTCGATATAGGCATTGCCGAAAACCAAATAATCTTGTACTAATTTTTCAAGTTGCGTGCGTGGCAAAAGTGCGGTCGTTTTACAAGTTGAAAGCAAAATATTTTTCTTCACGGTAATTGCACTTTGATGATGTGCCGAGGCATTCAATGCTTTAGAGAGATAACTCAAATTAATCGGCGGATTGTAATATTTTTGATACATCAATACCGGCTCGAAATAATTGAGGATTTCTGCACGGTCAAGCACGGGAATCGGCTCGCCAAAACTAAAGGCTTCAGCCTTAGGTTGTGAAGAAAGTGCGGTTGTTTTTTTTGCGTGATTTTTTCATAAATCATCCTATTCAAAAGTAAAGATTGTAGTTTGGGCCTGTGCGCTTACATCACCACCCAAGCCATAAGGCACGTTTAAAATGCAGTTCATAATTGCCCACGATAAATCGCCGTGGCTTGCCTCTTCGGAACGGTCGGAAACGTAAGTTATTCTGCCTGTGCCGGTGGTACGTTTTTTTACGGTCATAAAACTGGTGATAATTTCTTTGCCGTCAAATTTAAGGCAACGTTTCTGAATGAGGTTTTGCGTTTTCAGCACCATTTCATTTTTAAGATCTGCGTTATAGTCTAGCCCTTGTGCCATTGGGTAAAATTTCCTCACCTCTTGATACACGCCCGACCCCATTCCCGTTTTATCAATTACAATGCGGGTGACATTATAATCATCACAAAATTGTCTGATTTTGCCTGCTTGCGCTTCATAATCCATGCCGTGAAAGGTTTGCCAATGCAATACACGATAGTCGCCCCCTTCCACTTTTGGCGGTGCAACAATGGCTAGTGCTGCACGGTCGCCGGTAAATGCCGGGTCATACCCCAACCATACATCACGATTGCCGAAGGGCCGTTGCCAAAAAGGTTTATAATCCGTCCACTCCTCTAAGCTATCCACTTGGCACAACTGCAAATCGGCAAATTTGAAAGCCGAGCTGTCATCATCGGCAAATTGGCACAAAAATAACTGCTCAAACTCTTCCTTGCTGTTCTCTGCAATCAAATCATCAATATTAAACAGGTTACACCCACCTTCCATCGCATCGTAAATGCTGACAATCTGTTTCCATTGGCGATCGGCACACAATTTCCCACTTTTTAAATTTTCGTGGGAAATATCAATTTCCACTTTTTCCGATTTCGCACGGTTGCGATTAAAAGCTTTGCCGGAAAAGAAGGCATAAGCGGGGTGCGCAATGGTTGTTGGCGTGGAAAAGTAAGTTTGACGATACATCTTTTGCGCTGCCATACCCGATGCCACTTTCCTCATCACATCAAATTTCGGCACCCAAAACACCTCGTCAAAATACAAATTGCCGTGATACGATTGGGCGGTGGCCGAGTTTGTACCAAGGAAAATCAATTCTGCTCCATTCGGCAGTTTGATGGTTTCCCCTTTTAAATCGACATCTGCTGTTTGCTTGGCATAATTAACAATGTAAGAACGGAATTGCAATGCCTGTTTTTTACTGGCCGAAAGGAAAATTTGATTATGGCCCGTTGTCAGCGCATCAACAAAGGCTTCATGGGCAAAATAATAAGTCGCCCCAATCTGACGACTTTTCAAAATATTGCGGATTCGGTGTTCTTTTGCCTTATGCCACACCCGTTGATAGTTAAACATTCCCTCAAGAAAGCCATTAATCAACAATTCCTCTTGTTCTTGATCAATCGCATTCTGTTCTGCTTTCTTGCGTTCACCTTTATTGCGATTAGCAAGTTTCGGGTTCAAATCCACTTCATTGCCCTCGCCAAAGGAATATTTTTTCACCCGTGCCATACGTTCCATTTGGCGGCCGAGTAAATCAATTTCTTTATAATCCGCCCCACTCTTGTTTTCTTTCAGAATGAGCAAATTCAAACGGCTTTCAAGGGTCAGTTCCACTCGCCCAACAGGTGCAAAATCATCCCATTTCTCCCGCTCTTTCCAACTGGAAATCGTTGATGTTGGAATATTTAACTGGCGTGATATTTCCGCAATTTTATACCCGCTGAAATACATCACCTGCGCTTGGCGTTTGGTGTCTGCGGTAGTGTCTAAATTCGTGTCTTGGTATTCTTTCTCCATTTTCCCTCAATAAAATTTGCACAGTCTCACTGTTTAAAATAAAATAACGCCATTAATAACAAATCAACCGCCCAAATGATCAACTTAACCGCCAAACATTTTCGTGATGATTACCTCTACCGCTTTTTCCAATATGGCGAAAGCCACAGCAAAATTCCGACCAATCTCACCAAAGTGTTAGCACGCAAGCTGGATATGATCAGTGCGGCGGAAAACCTCAACGATTTACGCAGCCCACCGGCAAATCGTCTTGAGCTGCTTGAACCGAAAGAAAACAAACGCTATTCCATTCGGGTTAATCAACAATACCGCCTGATTTTCCACTTTGAAAACGGCGAACTTTCAGATTTATATTTAGACCCCCACACCTACAATTTATAGGAGGCAATATGAACAGCACACAACGAAAACCAACCAGCGTAGGCGAAATTTTACAAGAAGAATTTTTAAACGAACTCAACCTAAAAATTAGCGACCTCGCCCAAATTCTTGATGTTCACCGCAACACCGCCAGTGCCATTGTGAACAACCATTCCCGAATCACCCTTGAAATGGCAGTGAAATTGGCAAAAGCCTTTAACACCAGTCCCGAATTTTGGCTTAACCTACAAACCAACGTAGATTTATGGGAGCTAAACCACAACGCCCAATTTCAACAAAGCCTTGCCAAAGTCAAAGTAGCAAATGAATGGCAGGGATTACCGACTTTTGCCATGTAACATTCCCCTTGACAAGCCTTGTTAGGGGCTTATTGGCACACTTAATCAGCCCACAAGGAGAACAACAGCAATGCGTTATTACCCTGCGACCCTTGAACAAGTTGAGGAAAACTGCAACCCCTACTACATCGGCACGCTACAATTTAGCGAAAACAGCAATGCCATTGTGCAAGCCGACACAGAAGCCGAAGCCATCGCCGAGCTTGAATTCGCCCTTATCGGTGCGGTAGAGTTTGCCTTCAAAGATGAAGAGCCTTTCCCCACACCGTTACCGCCTCAAAAAGGCGAAATTCTCGTTTTAATGCCCACGCTTGTTGAAGCCAAAGTGCTGATTCACAATGAACGCATAAAACATAAACTCAGCAAAACCGAACTCGGCAAACTGGCGGGCTTTACCTCGGCTGAAATGCAACGCCTGCTTAACCCTTGGTACAAAAGCGGCATTGATAAGCTCGATAAGCTCTTTTTTGCCTTGGGGCTCACACTTCAATTTTCACTATTAGGAGAAGCAAAATGATTTTTACCGTTGGCGTTGAAACGCCCGATAACGAAGACCAAGCCTTTGGTATGATTGTTCCTGCCCTTTGCCGACTTAACTATGGCTGTTTTTCCGCTGCCGATGAAGTGGAAACCGAAGCGATTACCCTCAATCTTGAATCAATGGCGGATGACGGCGTTGATCTCGCCACAATCAAAGACAAAGGTGTGGCACATTACAAAGCCGATCCCGAGTATGCCGATTTTGACGCTTGGCTTTTAGTCGATATCGACATAACGCCATATTTAGGCGAAAAACAACCACTTGAAATTTCAATCCCCGAATATTTGCTGAAAGCCATCGACCGCCGTATTGCGGCAATGGGCAATTTCTACAACGACCGCAGTGATTTTTTTGCGACGGCAGCCCATCGGGAATTGTTCGCCCGTTCAAATCAAGTGTAATCTTCCCCCTACCCTTGACAACCCCAACATTCAAGGGTAGGATTTAGCTCAAGGTCTCAAAAGCCTTATCAAACTCGGCTATTCACCCCGTCAGCGTGATTTTTTTGTGCCTGTACCAAAAGTGCGGTCAAAAATAAGCAAATTTTTGTTCAATGATCGACAGTGCGACTAATACAATACCGCAAGGGAATACGTCCGCTGGATAGTTTGACCAGTTTTGAGCTGTCGATCGCCCTAATTAGGGATTCCATCAAAAGGAAATCAAACTATGGCAACTCAAATTTCTACCTTTAATTTCAAATCTAACCCTGTTCGTATTGAAACAATCAAATCAGAACCTTATTTTTGTTTGACAGATGTTTGCACTGTCTTAAATATTAGCAATGCTAATGCTAGCCGTTTTAATTTTAATTCTGACGGTATACATAAAATGTATAGCGTGGATAAACTTGAGCGAAAAAACGAACTTACTTTTATCAATGAACCGAATCTCTACCGCATTATTTTTCGTTCTAATAAAGCCGAAGCCGTAGAGTTTCAAAATTGGGTCTTTGAAGAAGTACTCCCACAAATAAGAAAAAACGGACAATATCACGTTGCACAACCGGCTCTCCCCTCGCCCGAATTAACCTATTCCCAATCCTTTTCCCAAACAGACATCAATCATCTTGTTTGGCTGTTGTTCACCCATGAAAAAATGCGTTTTTTGTTGGAAAATCTGTATAAACCCTTGGCATTATTGGATTCGCCATTTGCACCGAAAGTGTATGGTTACGTCACAGAATACAAACGGATTTATAAAACCGCTAAACCGATGATTAAAAAATTGTTGGATCACCGCCAAAGGGATAATCCGGAACAATGGCGACATCTCACCCGCTATCTCAACAACGAAATCTAACTCAAATTTAACCGCTCTTTCTTAGGGCGGTTTTTTTATTGCCATCATAAAAAGCCGACGTGCGGTCGTCTTTCAAGCGGTTTTGTGAAAGCTAACGCAACAATGGCAAGCCCTCGCACAGGCGTGAAAAGTCTTTCAGAATGGGCGCAACATCAACCTTTGAAAGGATAACCTATGCCGAAAAAGTCAAAATGGTTTGTCGTGGCGACAGAGGGCGCCACCACAGACGGTCGCGAAATTCAGGGTAAGTGGATTGAGGAAATGGCCGAAAGCTATGATCCAAAAAATACTTACGGCGCACGCATTAACTTAGATCACATCAAATTCACCCTATTTTTTGAAGATATGCCAAATGCTCACTGTTTTGGTGATGTGATGGCGTTGAAAACTCAAAAACGTGAAGACGGCAAATTGCAATTATTAGCTGAAATCATCCCGACGGAAAGTTTGATTAAACTCAATCAGGCAGGGCAAAAAGTCTATACATCCGTTGAAATTGACACCAATTTTGCTGATACCGGCAAAGCCTATTTAGTGGGATTAGCGGTAACAGACAATCCGGCAAGCCTTGGCACGGAAATGCTTTCTTTTTCACATAACGGATTAAGTTCACGCAAATTAAAAGCGGACAACCTTTTCACAGCCGCCATTGAAACAGAATTGGAATTTGTGGAAGAAGCGGAAAAATCCCTCTCAATTCTTGAAAAAATCAAAGGATTATTCGCCAAAAAAGAAAAATCTGATGATGAACGTTTTGCCGTGCACGAACAATCCATCGAATTGTTAGCGGAGCAAACCAAAGAAACGCTGGAAAAATTGACCGCACTTTCTGCCGATTTTGAAAAGCAGAAAACGGAATTTTCCGCTATGCAAAGCAAGTTTACCCAACTTGAACAAACACCATCTGCCGACTATACCGAACGCCCTTTAGTGGCGGGCGAAAAAGCCGAAGCTGACGGTCGTTTCTTCTAATTATCACCACAGGAAGCCAAAATGAATAAATTTACCAAAACAAAATTTTCCCATTATATTGCCGGTGTTGCCACTGACAATGGCGAATCTGCAGCGTTTGTTGCCTCAGGCGGTCAATTTACCGTTGAGCCAAGCGTTCAACAAAAACTCGAAAATGCCGTATTGGAAAATTCCGATTTTCTCAAACGCATTAATGTGGTGATGGTCACTGAAATGAAAGGAGCCACCTTGCGTTTAGGTGTATTAGGTCCTGTCGCCAGCCGCACCGATACCAATAAAAAAGCGCGTGAAACCAAAGATATTCACAGCTTGGAAGAAAACACCTATTCTTGCGAACAAACCAACTTTGACACCCATTTAAACTACGCTACCTTGGATAGCTGGGCGAAATTCCCGGATTTTGCCGCCCGCATTGGCAAACTCAAAGCTGAACGCATTGCCCATGACCGTATTATGATCGGGTTTAACGGTTCAAGTGTGGCAACCACCACAGACCTTACCGCCAACCCATTATTACAAGATGTCAATATTGGGTGGTTACATCAAATTGAAACCAAAGCGGCAGCCCGAGTGATGACGGAAGAAACCAAAGGCAGCGGTAAAATTGAAATTGGCACTGGTAAAACCTACAAAAACCTTGATGCCTTTGTGTTTGCCCTAAAAGAAGATTTTATCCCTGCACAATACCGTGATGACACAAAACTCGTGGCAATTATGGGGAGCGATTTATTAGCGGATAAATATTTCCCGTTAATCAACCAAGAAAAACCGACAGAAATTGTCGCAGGCGACACAGTCATTAGCCAAAAACGTGTGGGTGGTTTACAAGCGGTTTCTGTGCCGTATTTCCCGAAAGGCACAGTGTTGATTACCTCGCTTGATAACTTGTCTATTTATGTACAAGAAGGTAGCGTACGCCGCCACTTAAAAGACACCCCGGAGCGTAACCGTGTAGAAGATTACTTATCCTCAAATGAGGCATATGTTGTCGAAAACTATGAAGCGGTGGCACTAGCGAAAAACATTACTATCGTTGATGCACCGGCTGCCGAAACCACTAACGGCGCAACGGAATAAGCCAATGCGCCCAACCAAACGTCATTTTCTGGAAACCTCTGCCGCTTTAGCCAATGCGGCAGAAACCGAAGACTTAAGCCAATTTAGCGAATACGACAAAATGCTCCGCTTGCTGGCACGCCATAAAAAGAATTTAAAACAAATCCAATCCACGGTGCGCAAAGCCGAGTTTAAAAAACGCATTTTGCCGGATTATCTGCCTTGGATTGAAGGTGCATTATCTGCCGGAACAGGTAAACAAGATAATGTGTTGATGACATGGTGCGTGTGGGCGATTGACTGTGGCGAATATCACCTTGCTTTAACCATTGCCGACTATGCTGTTTTTCACGATTTGCGATTGCCTGAACCGTTCAGCCGAACCTTAGGCACGCTTATCGCCGAAGAATTTGCCGACCAAGCCAAAACGGCACAAGCGGCAAACCAACCTTTTGACGTGAGCTATTTGGAACAGGCGAACCGCCTCACCGCCGATTGCGATATGCCGGACGAAAGCCGTGCAAGATTATTGCGTGAATTAGGCTTGCTTACTATTGAGAAAAACCCGACTCAAGCCCTTGAATATCTTGAACGGGCATTGGGATTGGATCAGAAAATCGGCGTAAAAGGCGAGATTAAAAAATTGAGAAAACAGGTAGGGTGTGTGGATTGTTAACAATCCACGCACGAATTACCCTTATTTGATCTTTGCGTGCGTGAATTTTTCAAATTCACACACCCTACGATTTCTTGAATATCTTGAACAAGCATTAGGTTTAGATCAGAAAATCGGCGTAAAAGGCGAGATTAAAAAATTGAGAAAACAGGTAGGGTGTGTGGATTGTTAACAATCCACGCACGAATTACCCTTATTTGATCTTTGCGTGCGTGAATTTTTCAAATTCACACACCCTACGCATTATTTATTAAAAACCAAGCAAACCACGCAGCCGCGGGGCGGATTCAAAGTGCGGTCAAATTTTCTTAAATTTCCACTGCACTTGATGAATCCCCACCCCGCTTTTTTTATAGGTAAACACAATGTCAGACGGTGCAATCTCCATCAAACTCGCCCCAGATTATGAAATGGGCGCAGTGCAAAAACAGGTCGAAACCGACACAACCACCGATAATCTAATCAGCAATGATCCTTTTTTTCCCGATTTGTCGATTTCACAATGCCGCAATCAAATGCGTATTGACGGCACGGTCACCGAATATCGCCTAAAAGGGGCATTAATTGAGGCAATGGCATCGGTCAATGAAGAATTGAGTGCATTTCAACAAGACCATGCCGAATATGGCTGTGTGGAAAAAATCCCCGCCCCCATCATCAACGGTGAAAGTATCTTGGTGCAACGCTATCAACGGGCGGTGATTTGCCTTGCAGTTGCTAATTTATACGAACGCTATGCAAGCTATGACAGCACCAATGATGGCGAAAAGAAAATGGAACAACTCAAAGACATCATCGACCAACTCCGCCGTGATGCCCGTTTTGCTATTAGCGATATGTTGAAACGCCGAAGAATTGACGTGGAGCTAATCTGATGAAAGTTCGCGCACAGCAAAACGACAATCTCGATGCCATTGTTTATCGCCATTTGGGAAAAAGCCAAGGCTATCTAGAAATCGCTTGTGAGTTAAACCCGCACTTGATGAATTTGCCGATAATCCCTATCGGCACGGAAGTGAATTTGCCTGATCCTGAAACTGAAAAAATCAACGTTGCACAAGATACGTTGCAGCTATGGAGCTAACAAAATGAAAGACATTCAAAGTAACGCACCTTATGTATCAGGCGGTTTTACCGCATTTATGGGAGTGATCAGCAATATGTTCAGCAATGTTACGCTTGCCGATGTAGGCGTTATTGTCGGGATTATCGTCACCATCGCAACTTGGGTGGTGAACTGGTATTACAAGAAAAAAGATTTTGAATTAAGAAAATTGGAAATCGAAGGAAAACTCAATGATAAGAAAAAGCGCTAAATGGGCATGTGGTATCGCCGCCGTTGTGGGTTTAACCATTGCTTTACACGGTAATGAGATCCGCACATCAGAAAAAGGCTTATTACTCATTGGCAATGCCGAAGGCTGCCAACGAAAGCCCTATCACTGCCCTGCCGATGTTTTAACATTCGGCATTGGCACTACGGAAGCGGTGGAAAAAATCAACCCCAATAAAATTTACAGCAACGAAGAAATTGCCCACGCTTTTGCCAAAGGCATTAAACAGGCTGAAAAATGCGTGAATACTTACGCCAACGGACAAGCCATGCCACAAGGTGCATTTGATTCACTGACCTCTATCACCTTCAATGTCGGCTGCGGCAAACTGAAAAACAGCACGCTTTTTAAAATGGCTCGCCAAGGTTACAGCAAAGCCATGTGCGGTCAATTTGAACGTTGGATTTATGCCAACGGAAAACCGCTCAAAGGCTTAATTGAGCGCAGACAACAGGAGAAAGCACGATGTTTAACTTCTTAAGCTCAAAAGAAAAATGGCTGTTATTGGTAGGGCCGCTACTGCTCTTGCTGGTTATCTTGTTTCAAGGTTGGCAAGCCAATCACTGGCACGCAGAAATGGTGAAAGAAGAACAGCTTAAAGCCAAATGGCAGGCTTCTTACATCGCATTAAATCAACACGTACAAGCGTTTGCCGAACAGCAAAAGCAACTGACCCAAGCCGTCAATGCGCTAAAACATCAACAAACCCAACAAACACAGGATTTAAAAAATGCACTTAAACAACATCAAACTTGGGCTGATAGCCCTCTCCCTGACAGCGTGCGTGGCGTGCTCAACCGCCCCGCAAATCATTAAACAACCGATACTCTGCCCTCAAACGGCAGAGTGCGGTCAATTTTCGCCCCCCATTCGCACCAACGGCGAACTGGCGGAAGCCTATCAACAGGCACAACATCAATTAAACCTGTGCGTGATTGAAAATCACAGCTTGAAGCAATGTATTGATTCGTTTAATCAACAGGAAAAAGCCAATGACTGATCAATTTGACCGGGCACAACAAATAGAAGAAATGCAACGGGAAATCGCCCTCAAAAAACACCGCACTTTTAAAGCCGTAAGCCGCCTTTATTGTGAAGATTGCGATGCCCCCATTCCCGAAAAACGCCGACAAACTATTCAAGGTGTAACACGTTGCGTGATCTGCCAAGAACAGGAAGAAAAACGGCAAAGGCACTATCGGTAAGGTGTTATCGGTAAGGTGTGTGAAATGGAACATTTCACGCACGTTAGGTAAAGCGAGCGTGGATTTTTCAAATCCACACCGCCTACGGAGGAATAATGAAAAAGCCCAACCAGCTGCGAAAAATCCTTGAGCAAAGTTTGCCCGATTTCGTCAATAACCCCGACCGTTTACAGCTTTATACGGATGGCGGGCAAATTATCGCCACGGGTGCAAACTCGTTCAGTTTTGAATATCGCTACACTCTCAACATCATTGTGACCGATTATGCCGGTGACATTGCCGCCTTGGTTGTGCCTATGATTGCCTATCTTCGCACCAATCAACCTGAAATATTTGAAAATCCGCAACTGCGTGAAAATGCCTTCAAGTTTCAAGTGGATTACAACAATAACAACACGGCTGACATTAGTTTTGAAATCAAACTTACTGAACGTGTGGTATCGAAAAAAGACGGCGACAGCGTGCAACTTAATTATGCCAAAGAACCACTACTTGAGGATCCTCGCCTTGTAAAAGTGTATTTGCAGGATTGGGATAATTTGATTTTTGAGGGTAAAGCCTAATGGCAACAGTGCAAGAAATTCAAGGAAAATTGACCGCACTTATCAATAATCTGTCGCCACAGGCTCGAAGACAACTTGCCCGCAACATCGGGCAAGCGTTACGAAAAAGCCAATCGGCACGCATTGCACGGCAACAAAATCCCGACGGCACGGCATTTGAACCCCGTAAACCCCGAAAAAACCTTCGGCAAAAGCAAGGTCGAATCAAACGCAAAGCGATGTTTGCCAAACTCCGCACCGCCAAGCATTTTAAAGTGCGGTCGAATGGTAATGAAGTTTCGGTAGGATTTAACGGTTCAAGTGCAGCGATTGCAGCAGTGCATCAATACGGGTTGAAATCAAGCCCGTCAAAAAACAAGGATTTTAAAGTGCAATACGCCCAACGTGAATTGTTGGGCTTTAGTGAAAGTGATTTGGAAATAATTGAAGATTTGATTATTGAGCAATTAAGCCTTTAGATTTTAATTTCTTTCCAACGATATGAATAAAAAGACCGAATACAAAGAAAGAAATAATACCAAGAAAGACATTAACTTCTAAAAGCCAAAGAAAAGAGCCAATCATTAGCATATAAAGAAAAATGACTGGAGCCGCAACAAGTAAGGATACAACCCATGGCAAAGCAACAATACCAAGCGTTGCGACAATCCCCAAAATTGCAACGAATAGCACAAACAATGCAAACATCGTAATCATATTCCCTCCCGTTTTTTATGATTATGAATCTAAATATTAAAAATTGTCAATAAAAAAGAGCAATTTATATGAATAATCTACAACTCACCGTATTACTAAATGCCATTGATAAAATTTCTGCGCCTGTAAAGAATGCCTCAAAAAGCGTTCAAGCATTTTCAGAACAAATTAAGAACAGTAAATCGGCTTTGCGTGATCTTGAAAAAGTACAGAATCAAATGAAATCTTTTTCACGTACAACTGAAAATATTAAAAAAAGTACCGAAACTATCGATAAGCATGCAAAAAAATTAGATAACTTGCGCAATAAAATCTCGAAAATGAAAAATGAGCGAGTAAATCTAAAAGGAAAAATTAAAGATGCGGAGCTTTATCATGCAAGTTTAATCTCTAAAGGGAACGTTACTTCTGCCTTAGCTGTGCGTGTAAAAATTGCCGGACTTACCAAGCAATATGAAAAATTACAAAGTGAAATTGGTGAAACAGGGAGAAAAATTAGCAAAGAAAATACTGAATGGAAAGCAAGCCGCAGAGAAAAAGCAAAACAACTCTTACAGCTAAGAGATTTAAAACGAAAATTGAAAGGAATCGGTGTTGATACAAAAAATTTTGCACAACATGAAAGTTCATTGGCTGAAAAAATTAAGGTTGCGAATAATGCTCTTGAAAAACAACAACGACATCTAGATAAACTAAATGCTAAACAAGCTGCCTATAATAAATACCGTGGGCAAGTGGAAAGCCTCAAAAATATAAGTGGAAAAGCACAAATGATTGGTGCGCAATCCATGGCGGCAGGTGCAACTATAACAGCGCCTATTGCAAATGTGACTAAGGATTTTATGAGCTTTGAAGATGCAATGCTAGGTGTTGCACGACAAGTTCCCGGAGTTAAAGATGAATTAGGGAATTTGACTCCAAAGTTTGACGAGTGGAAGAAAAAAATCTATCAAATGTCCCTTGAATTACCTAAAAATACGGTTGAACTTGCCAATATGGTAGAAAGTGCAGCTCGAATGGGGGTTGCAGAAAATGAAATTGAGGATTTCATCCGAAAAAATGTAGCAATGACTGTTGCATTTGATGTTCAAGAAGGGCAAGGAGATGAATTCACCGAAAAAATGGGGCGTGTTAGAGAAAATTTAAAACTTACTCAAGAAAAAGCAAACGCATTAGCAGATACAATCAACTACCTTGACGACCAAAACTTATCAAAAGGAACAGAAATTATTGATTTTTTGAATGAGGCTGCCGGAATCTCAAACTTGGCTAAAATGAATGAGAAAGACTTAGCTGCATGGGGTTCAACTTTAATTACCGCAGGCAACGAAGCAGGAAAATCAGCAAAAGCATTCGGGTCAATTTTAACTCGTTTAGGTAGTGACAAAAAACCGGTAAAAAAAGCATTAGCAGCAATCGGGTTAAATCCTGATGATGTAAAAAAAGGGTTACAGATCAATGCAACAGAAACTATTTTAAAAGTATTTGAACGAGTAAAGAAAAAGGTCCCGGAACATCTACGCCTCACTGTACTAGAGAACTTAGCCGGTGGAGATTACAACAAAGTATTTGCTAATCTTGTCGCCAATCCCGACATGCTCCGAAAACAGCTAGAGCAAGCCAATAGTGATGCAGCCAAGGGATCAATGGATAGAGAGTTCCAAACTCGCATGAAAGCTCTTTCGGCAAGTACTCAAATCTTTAACAACCAACTGTATAATTTAAAGGCGACAATTGGCGGAGTTATTTCCCCAACGTTGCAGAAAGTGATGGAAAAGCTTGGTAGTATTGTTGATAAAGCAAATGATTGGATTCAAGCCAATCCCGAACTCGCAAGAAAAATCCTTGTTGTTGCGGGTGCAATCGGCACAACACTCACAGCGTTCGGTGCATTAAGCCTTGCCTTAAGTTTTGTTCTTTATCCTATGGCACGGTTTATTCTCGCTGCAGGAAAATTAAATCTACTCATTCCAAAGGCAACAAAGCATATAATAAGTGCAGGTGGTGCTTTAGTGCGTGGTTTACTCATGCCATTAAAACTAATTGGCGGATTATTTAGTTCTTTTGGTGGTTGGGTATTAATTGCACTTGCTATTGCAATTTATAAATATTGGCAACCTATCAAAGCATTTTTTAGTGGTTTCTTTGAGGGCTTAAAATCAGACCTTGCTCCTGTCATTGAAAAATTTAAACCGTTGGGCGATCTGTTTGGTGTTGTGGTCGGTTGGATTGAAAAAGCCGTAAAATGGTTTACAGATTTACTCTCCCCGGTTCAAAGCACCAGAGATGATCTAGATGCCGCCGCAAGTGCCGGTAAAAAATTTGGTGAATGGCTTGCTGCAGGGATTGATTTAGTCACTAAGCCGTTGCAATGGGTGATGGATAGTATCAAGTGGGTTGTTGATAATATGCCAAGTGTAGATAAAATCGCTACAACGCTTGTATCTAAAGAGCATGCTGCACAACTCGAAAAAACGGCAAATTTGGCGAATTATATGGGGATGGAAGAGTTTATCCCCACACCTCCAAAAGTACCAAATGTAAACAAATGGTCGGGCGGTTATGCCGGCAACGGTGGCAAATATGAACCCAAAGGCATTTTTCACGGTGGCGAATATGTGATGACAAAAGAAGCCACTTCACGCCTAGGTATTCACACCTTAAACGCCCTCAATTACGGCAAACAAGCCTTAATTGCAGGCGGGTTGGGTGTCAGTGTCGCAACAGCCGCACCTGTGCAAGTTGATCACAGACCGCCTATTTCCGCACGCCCTGTCGCCACACAGGCAGCACAGCCGATGAACGTGCAAATCACAATCAATGCTGCACAAGGTATGGATGAACGAATGATTGCACAACAAGTGGCAAAAGAACTTCAGCGAATCCAAAAACAACAACAAGCCCGTGCAAGAAGTAGCTTACGGGATAGAGTTTAATCAAAGGGCGAAAGCCCTTTTTATTGTTTATTTTTAGAGGGAGTGGTAATATTCGAAAAAATAGGAGGGTTATTTTATGAACAAAAATGCACCTTTTATCCGTGAAATCATTGACCGTACACAATCTGTTAAAGGGCAACGAGTTCAAGGAAAGAATAAAGAAGAAATTGCAAATAGCGTGCAAGCTATTTTGAAACAACAGGCTAAGGTAATTCAAAACAATGTTGGAACGCAAACATATTAAATTTGTTGAAATTCATGGGCTTTTTACAGAAATTAGCCTTGCATTAGGTTTCACCCAAGAAGATATTGATGACTATTCTTCAAACCTTGCACAACTTGTCGCCCTTTGGGAAAAGCAAGAATTTATTGAAATTTATGTTGACAATAAAGACCGACTGTTCGGACGTGCTAAAGATAGCAGCTTAGCTATTGGTGCATCACCTTATTACATTGGGCTTTATCACGCAAGATTGAGCTATCAAGACAATGATCCTTTAATCGTTTTGACGTTTGATTATGAAGACAATCCTGAAACCACAACCGTTTCTATTCGTTTTATGATAGATCATGACACGTTATTTGGTACAAAAGAGGAAAAATTTATCCAACAACGAATGAAAGATATTCGAAAACGTATTGATAATTTTATCCAAAAAGGGAATAAATAAGTGGGCTATGTCTAACTGCCACTAAATCAAACAAAACAAAGCAAGCTCACTAGGCTTGCTTTTTTGTTACCTCAAAATTCACACTTCCCCACCCTCGCATTTCTCCCCTATCTCGCCAACAATAACGCTATTTATGACAACCGAAAAAGCGTTATGTTTGCCGAATTTAACCGCCGATTAGATAACCTTATTCGCTTTGGCACGATTGCCGAAGTGGATTATGAAAAAGCCCGTGTGCGGGTAAAGAGCGGTCAAATTCTGACGGATTTTTTACCTTTTATTGCACTCCGTGCCGGCACAACGAAAACGTGGTCGCCGCCGACCATTGGCGAACAATGTGTGATGTTGGCAGCAAGCGGAGAATTGACTACCGCTTGCGTATTAGTCGGGCTTTACACACAAAACAGCCCAAGCCACGCCCCCGATTTGCACATCATTCAATTTGCTGACGGTGCAACCATTGAATACAACCAAGCAAATGGGCGATTAAATGTTGTTGGGATTAAATCCGCCTTTATCAATGCCGGTGAGCAAATTGATATTTTTTGCCCGACAGTGAATATCAAAGGCAATGTCAATATCAATGGTTCACTTTCAACCAGCGGTACCAGCACCACAAAAGGCAATATCAGCACGCAAGGCAGCGTAACGGCAAGGGGTGATATTAAAGGCGGCAGTATTAGCCTACAAAACCATAAACACCTTGAACAAGGTGACGGACAAGAGACAAGCAAAGCAAAATGAACAGATTCACCAGTGAACGATTAGCAGACGAATCCGCCCACATCAAACAATCTATTGCCGATATTCTCCTCACGCCCATTGGCTCACGCATT